GCGCGACCAGTGGGATCCGCGGTTCTGGGGCGCGCTCGGCGGCGGCCAGTCGATGGCGGGCGTCCTGGTCAGCGACCACAACGTCTCGCAGCTCGGCGCCGTGCAGTCGGTGCGCTACGGCCTGTCGTCCGCGATCTCGACCTTGCCGGTTTCGGTTTATCGCCGCGGCGCGAACGGCGCGCGCGAGGCGCTGCCGGATCATCCTGTATCGCGTTTGCTTGGCGTGCGTCCGAATGACCTCAACTCGCCGGCCGAGTTCATTGCGGAGATCGGCTGGCATTTGTCCTACTACCGCAATGCCTTCTGCCGGATCCTGCCGCCGGGCGACCGGCTGGGTCCGCAGCCCTACGGGCTCGGCGGCCTCGAGATCATCCATCCGCGGCGCCTGGCGCTGATCGAGCGCCGTTATGACGGGCGTCTCTACTACACGTTCAATCCGCCGGCGACGATCGTGCAGAACGCGTCGCTCAAGACCGAGACCTATCGCGACGACGAGATCTGGCACCTGCGCAGCAATCCGCTGCGTGAGGATGGCCTGCTCGGTGAGCCGATCTTCGAGACGGCCAAGCAGGTGTTCGGCCGCGCCATCGCAGTCCATGAGTACGGCGATATCTGGTTTACCAATTTCGGCGGCACCGGCGGCATCATCGAGCATCCCGGCACGTTCAAGAGCAAGGAAGAACAGGACGACTTCCTTGACACCTGGCGCTCTGCAGGTACCGGCCGCAATAGGCATCGTGATCGTCTGCTGAAGTACGGCGCCAAATATTCCCCGCTCCAGGTCAAGAATACCGACGCGCAGCTGCTCGAAACCGAAGACGCATCCGATACGGCCGTGTTCGGCCTGTGGAGCTTTCCGCCGCATCGCGCCGGCCGGCTGAAGCGCTCGACCAATAATAACATCGAGCAGCAGGGCTCCGAGTTCGTCGTCTACTGCCTGGCGCCGCTGGCGATCGCGATCGAGCAGGCCGCCGAGCGGGATCTGCTGCTCGATAACGACGATAACAGCCTGTTCATCGAATTCAATTTTGCGGGGTTGCTGCGCGGCGATCTCAAGACTCGTTATGGCGCCTATCTGATCGGCCGCCAGGGCGAGTGGCTGTCGGCCAATGACATCCTGCGGATGGAGAACATGTCGCCGCGAATGGATCCCGGCGGCGACAAATACGAAAATCCGCTGACGAAGGATTCCGCCGGCGACGGCGCAGATGCCAGCGCAACCGGCAGTGGCGGCAAGCCAGGCAGTGGCGAGGAGAACGACGACAATGGCTAAGCACGTCAAGCTGCGTCACGTCATCGCCCAGATCACGGCCATCGATCCCGTCGTTGCGATCGAGCTGTCGGCGATGACCGATTGCCTGGCCCGCGCGATCGCGCGCGAGGAAGCGGCTGCCGTTGCGACCAGCGTGCCGACGCAGCCGAGCAAGATCGCGATCGTTTCGGTGTCCGGTCCGCTGACGCCGCGCGGCAGCTGGTTCGGATCCTCGCTCTCGGCGATCGCGGCGCAGGTGTCGCGCGCGGCTGCGGATCCCGATGTCGCGGGCATCGTGCTCGACGTCGACAGCCCCGGCGGCACCGTCGCTGGCACATCGGAAGCTGCCGCGGCCGTCGCTGCGGCGGCTCAGCAGAAGCCCGTCATCGCCTGCGTCAACACGCTCGCGGCATCGGCGGCCTATTGGATCGCCTCGCAGGCCTCCGAGATCGTCATGTCGCCGTCGGCCGACGTCGGTTCGATCGGCGCCATGGTGATGCACGTCGACTACAGCAAGGCGCTGGAGGATGCGGGCATCCACGTGACGATGGTCCGCTCTGAGCAGTCGCCGAAAAAGAACGAGTCGCATCCGTTTGCGCCGCTGTCGGATGAGGCCCGCGCCAACCTGCAATCGCGTGTCAACGATTCCGGGGCCGACTTCATCCGCGCCGTCGCCGGCGGCCGCAAGGTGTCGCAGGCCAAGGTCAAGGAAGAGTTCGGCCAGGGCCGCATGTTCGGCGCCAAGGACGCGATGTCCCGCGGGATGGCCGATCGCGTTGCGACGCTCGACCAGGTCATCGGCGGCATGGTCGCCGGCATGCCGGCCCGGTCGGCCCCGCGCCGCCGCTCGGCGCTCGCTTTCGAGTAGCCACTATGCGGACTACTCTGGGTCAGGGCGATCCAAGAGTTCTCGGACCCGCAGAGCTAGCTTGGCTTGAGAGATAGGCTTCTCCAGCAGATCGACTCCCTGATCGAGTCGCCCCTGGTGAACAACCGCGTTTCGCGAGTAGCCGGTCATGTAAAGGACCTTTAGATTTGGGCGGATCTGTTGCGCACGCTTTCCAAGCTCGCGGCCGTTGATTCCAGGCATCACCACGTCGGTCAGCAGGAGGTCTATCTTCGGCTTGTCCTGCAGGAGGGCGGTCAAGGCGACCTGAGCGCTGGGGGCTGAAATCACATTGTAATTGAGATCCCTCAGAAGATCGGTCACGTAGGCCCGCAAATCCGGATCGTCCTCGACGACGAGGATGGTTTCAACCATCTCGCTTTCCGGAACGAAATCACTCGCGTCGGCATCCGTGTCGGTGAGGTCGGTTGCTCCGTGATACCGGGGGAAGTACATCTTGATGTTCGTGCCTTGGCCGACCTCGCTGTAAATCTTTACGTGGCCTCCCGACTGTTTGACAAAACCATAGACTTGGCTGAGGCCGAGACCCGTGCCATGCCCGGGTTCTTTTGTCGTGAAAAACGGTTCGAAGGCGTGAACAAGAGTTTCGGGCGTCATCCCGCTGCCCGTGTCAGTCACGCATAGAACTACGTACTGCCCTGGCGCTACTTCGGGATTCGCGTGACTATAATCCTCGTCAGCTGAGACGTTTGCCGCCTCTATGGTGAGCTTGCCACCGTTGGGCATTGCGTCCCGCGCATTGATCGCAAGATTAACGATGGCGGATTCGAGATGATTGAGGTCCGCCTCTATGTACCAAAGCCCAGCACTTCCCACAGTCTCAACTTCCACACGCTCGCCGAGGGTGCGCTGCAGAAATTCCTGAAGGCCGTTGAAGAAGTTGTTCAAATTAATCGGCTTCGGATCGAGAGCTTGTCTGCGGGAAAACGCGAGCAGCCGGCTGGTGAGCGCCGCGGCTCTCTGAGCGCCACGTTTGGCATTCGCCAAAGCGAGCCGGAGATTTGAGCTACCCCCCAATTGCTGGCTGTTTCGCTCGGCCGTTTCGATATTGCCGAGGACGATCATCAGCAGATTGTTGAAGTCATGCGCAATCCCACCGCTAAGTTGGCCGACCGCTTCAAGCTTCTGCGATGCGACCAGCTGATCCTGCACCTGCCTGAGCTTATCCTCGGCCTGCTTCCGCTCTGTGATGTCGCGCGTGACCTTAGCAAAACCGACCTTGTTCCCACTTTCATCCAGGATGCGATCAATGATGACCGAGGCCCAGAAGCGAGTGCCGTCCTTCCGCACGCGCCAGCCTTCCGCCTCGAACCGACCATGCTCGGCGGCAGTGGCGAGTGCGCGATCAGGCACGTGGATTTCGCGATCCTCCGGCGTGTAGAACACGCTAAAGTGCCGACCAATGATCTCGTGGGGACTATATCCCTTAATGCGCTGTGCGCCGGAGTTCCAGGTTGTCACGTTTCCGGCCGGGTCGAGCTGGAAGATGGCGTAGTCGACCACAGCATCCACTAGCCGTCTATATTGTCGCTCTCGCTCAAGAAGCTCGTTATGGGCTTGCTGACGCTCTGTGATATCACGCGTTACTTTCGCAAAGCCAAGAAGATGACCGTCCTTGTCACGGACCGCGTCGATAACGACGAGCGCCCAAAAGCGATTGCCGTCTTTGCGGACCCGCCAGCCCTCAGAGCTGAAGCGCCCTGTTTCGGCTGCGGTCTTCAGAGCGTTTTCGGGTAATCCTTCGGCTCGGTCCTCAGGCGTGTAAAACAGCGAAAACGGCTTACCGATGATCTCATCGGAGGAATAGCCCTTCAATCGTACCGCACCCGAGTTCCAGCTGCGCACGATGCCGTCCACGTCGATCATGTAGATCGCGTAGTCCACAATCGCATCGATCAGCAGTTGGAGACGGCTCGTGTCGTCAATCTGCTGCAGTCTGCTTAGCCCGGCCATTCAAACGGTAGATCTCCCGAGGTTTGGCAACTGCTGGAACAAAAAGCGGTTCCCCCGTCAGGTGAAATTTACGGGACGAAGCGGCACTCGCCGTCCCGATAAGCCTTGGGGCTTCTTGCATCGCATTTGCGTGCTCCGCCCGCGTCCGCCCGGACAGCGGGAAAAAGGGCTGTGTCCGGGCGTCATTACCACTGGGATATTTAATCAATGGCAAAGAAAGATCTCAAGAAACTGCGTCAGGCCCGTGCCGAGAAGGCAAGGGCCGGCAAGACCGCGCTCGACCAGCTGAATGCGCTGCTCGGCAAGGCTGAGCTGAGCGAAGCCGAAACCGCGCAGCTGGCGATGCTCGAAACGCAGGTCGACGCGCTCGAGCAGGAAGTTGCCGCGTCCGACGCCGAGATTGCCGTCGAGGAGAAGGCCGCGCGCCGCGCGACCCTGTTCGGTTCGTCGGCGCTCGGCGGCCCGGCGTTTGCGACCGTGGTGAATGACACAGATCCGGCGCGGACCAACGGCTTCAAGAGCATGGCCGAGTTCGCGGTTGCTGTGCGCAATTTCCAGGTCAGCGGCATCCAGGATACGCGCTTCGCGGCTGTCGCTACGGGCTATCAGCAGAACCAGGGCAGCGCGGGCGAGGGCATTCTGGTCCCGACACAGTGGCGGGAGGAGATCTGATCGCTGGTGTTCGCCGACAATGATTTGCTCGGCTTCTGCAATCCGGAACCGACGCAGGGCAACTCGGTCGGCATCATCAAGGACGAGACCACGCCTTGGGGCGCTGCCGGCGTCCAGGCCGCCTGGCGCTCCGAAGGCACACAGATGATCGCGACCAAGGCGGCGATCACGCCGACCCTGATGACCTTGCACGAGCTCTATGCGTTCGTGCTGGCGACTCAGGAGGTGCTCGACGACGCGCCGCGGCTGCAGAACCGCATCACGACGCAGGCCGCCAACGCCATCCGCTGGAAGGCGTCGGAAGCCGCTGCATTCGGCGATGGCAACGGCAAGCCGCTCGGCTTCATGAACTCGAAGGCGCTGGTGACCATCGCGGCCGAGAGCGGGCAGGCGAGCGGCACGATCAACGTGCCGAACGTGCTGAAGATGTATTCGCGTCTGCTGCGCACGGGCGGCCGGCCGGTGTGGCTTGCGAATGCCGACACCCTGCCGCAGCTCGGCCAGCTCGCGATCGGCAACGTGCCGGCCTGGCTGCCTCTCAATCAGCCCCTCGCCGGGGCTCCCGATGGGGGCGTGTTCCTTGGCCGTCCGCTGATGTTCAACGAGCACTGCCAGACGCTCGGCACCGCTCGGCGACATCGTCGTTGCCGATCTCTCCGGATACGCGCTTGCAACCAAGACTGGCGGCGGCATCGACTTCGCCGCCTCGATTCATCTGTTCTTCGACCAGAACCTGACGGCCTTCCGCTGGATCTTCCGGATTGGCGGCCAGCCCTATCTGTCCGCGCCCGTCTCGCCAGCCAAGGGCAGCAACACCAAGTCGCACTTCGTCGCCCTCGCCAACCGCTAAGGCTCGCGCATCAGCGAAGTCGGAAAGGCCGGGAGCTTCTCCCGGCCTTTTTAATGAAGGCGCTGTTTCCCGCGCCTCGCAAGCGCAACATCAGGAGCACTCCGCATGTCCGGACCCGCAATGAGGCCGTCGCAGCGCGTCGGCATCGTCGGCGCAATCAGCCCGCAGTCGAGCAGCGCCACGGTCACCACGCCATGGATCGACGCGACCACCTTTCACAACTACATGGCCGTGCTGAAGACCGGCGTGCTCGGCGCCTCGGCCACCGTCGACGCCAAGCTGCAGCAGGCGACCGACAACACCGGCACCGGCGCCAAGGATATCACCGGCAAGGCGATCACCCAGCTGGTGAAGGCCTCCAACGACAACGACCAGGTCACGATCGATCTGAAGCAGGAGGACACCGACTTCAACAACGGCTTCAAGTGGTTTCGGCTGTCCGTCACGGTCGGCACCGCGGCCTCGCTGGTCGATGCAACGATCATGGGCTTCGATGCGCGCTACGGCTTCGCGACCGACAACGACGCCGCGACCGTCGTCCAGAACGACTGATCCATCGGCCAAGCGCACCGGCAGTGATGCCGGTGCGCGCCACCTTGCGCAAAGGCGACCACATGCTCCGCATCGTCACGCCGCCCGCCGGTTATCCGGTCACGCTCGATGAGGCCAAGGCGCAGCTGCGCATCTCGGACTCGAGCAACGATGTGATCATCCAGGGATTGATCGCGGCCGCGACCAAGTTCTGCCAATCGCTGGTACAGCGGGTCTTCGTGGCGCAGACGCTGGAATGGGTGCTGCCGTGCTGGCGCGAGGTCCTGGCGTTGCCGATCGCGCCGGTGACATCAGACCAGGTCGCGTGGATCAAATATGTCGACTGGTCGTCGCAGGCGCAGCAGACGCTCGATCCCGCGGCCTACGTGGTGCAGCCGGTGAACGGCAGCATCCGCATTGTCCCGGCCTTCGGAAAATTCTGGCCGCTGGTCTTCGCGCGCTCCAGTGAGCCGGTCGTGATCCGGTTCGATGCCGGCTATGAGGATTCCGCTGACCTGCCGGATAACGTCAAGCCGGCCATCCTGCTGATGCTGCGCCACCTCTACACGATGGGCGAGACCAGCCTGACCGTGATGAGTGAGACCGTCTATGGCGTCGGTCAGACGCAGTACGCGGTGCCAGCCAACCTGCAGACCCTGATCCCGACCGCCGTGCGGGACCTCATGCTGGATGAGATCTGGTGATGGGCGTCACGCTCGTAAAGTTGCTGCCGCGTCCGGCCCTGCATGTCTGGATCCGGGACAATGCCGCCGAGGTTGAGGACTATGTGGCGGACTGGACTGCTCGGCTGCCGGCCGGCGACACGGTCGCGTCCTCGGCTTTTGAGCTGCCGAAAAGCGATCTCCTCGCGATCAACGCCAGCAACACGCTGCAGCTCGCGATCGTTCGGATCTCCGGCGGCACCGCTGACCAAGCCTACGAAATTGTCAATCGCATCACAACCAAGGCCGGTCGCCAGCTGCAGCAGGTCATCCGGCTGCGCGTGAAGGGGTAGGGATGCGGTGGATCGCCTCACGGCGCTGGTCGCAATCGCGCATCTGAAGCTGCGGCTGGAGATGATCCAGCGCAATCCGGAACTATTGGAGGATCTCGACATGATCGACATCAAGCGGCCGATCGAGCTGGCCGGCATGGCCGCGCGGCTCAAGCGAGCCGAGAGGCTGGAGCGGGATATCGCCGTCACCGGCAAGCGGTACGATGACGTGCTCGACGCGATCGACGAAAAGCATGTGGCCTTGAAGGGCCATGTCGGTTCGCTCGAGACGACCGCGACGCAGCTCGACCATGTCATCGGGCTGATGGTCGCCGGGATCAACGGCGCCCCAAACGATGGCGAGGAATCGTCGACCGGCTCGATCGCGCCGGGCGACGTCGCCGAGGTTGGGCAGGTTATCACGAGTAAGACGGAATGACGCCGGCGCAGGCTCTCGACATGTATCGGCGGCAGATGTCGAAGCACGGCGAGGACATCACCGTGCGTCGGCGGACCAATGGCACGGTCACGGCGGAGGTCACCACGCGGGCGCGTGTGGTGGGCTATGAGCCGCGCGAGATCGTCGGCGCGATCATCGCCGGAGACCGCAAGGTGATCGCGCTGGTCGATAGCCTATCCTCGCTGCTGCCTGTCTCGACGCTGGACAAGATCGTGGTGCGCGGGCGCGAATGCGCCATCAAGGCGGTTGATGACAACACCCGCCGCGTCGCCGGAACGTTGATCGCGCTCGAGCTGCAGGTCGCGGGCTGATGCTGTCAGGCTCCATCGATCCGATCGGCCTGGACATCGATGTCCTGATCGAGCAGGAGTTCTCGCCGGCGGCGCGCTCGCAGGCACTGGCCACGTTTGCGCGCGAGCAGCTCGCCGAGGCGCAGGCGACGAACCAGGCCGCGCTCGGCCAGGTTCCGGAACATAGGACGACGGTCGACGGCCGGGCAGGTGCCAGCGAGGACCAGGTCCGGCCCGATGGCATGATCGCCTATGAGTTCGAGCTGATCGGCGACGCGTTGTCTTTCATTACCGAGCGGCTTCGCGAAGTCGCTCCGGTCCGCACCGGACGTTTCCGAGACTCGATCGAGCTGTTCGCGGATGGTGCGCTGGTCGATGCGGCTGCCGCGATCCCGCCGGCGCGGGAATATGTGTTCCTGTCCCCGCTGCCCTATTCGCGCAAGCTCGAGGGCTCGGCCGGTCGGCCGCCGATCTCGCGCCAGGCGCCGCATGGCGTGTTCGAGGCCACGGCAGTGCTTGCGGGCCAGCGCTTCGGCAACCAGGCGCTGATCCGCTTCTCGTTTCGTGCGCCGCTCGGCGGCGAGATCCTTGGCGGCATGAGTCTTGGCGGCAAGGCCGGCGGCGCGTCGGACGGCCGTGTGCCGGCGATCGTCGTTACTTTGAGGGATTGAAGCAATGGCGCGGCAGGCGGTCATTGACGCGGTCACGGCGCGGCTCAAAGCAATCTTTTCAGCCTGTCCGGTGCTCGACCAGGACACCACGCCGGCGACGCCGGCGGACGGCTCGACCTTTCTGACCCTGCAGTTTCCGGTCGCGTATGAGGAGCAGATCACGATCGGCGCGCCAGGCCACAACGTCTGGCGCGAGAGCGGCGCCTTCCGCCTGGTGATTTCGGTTCGCACCGGCGATCCCTTGGCGCAGGCGAACACGTGGCTCGACCAGGCGCGCGCGCTGTTTCGCGGTCAGCAGTTTTCTGGGGTCACCACCTATGCGCCGAGCCCAGGCGTGCAGGGCGACCCGCAATTCATTGGCGGCACGCGTGTCGAGCTGTCCTCCGCCGTGCCCTATCACACAGACTTCATCGCCTAACCCTCGCAACCGGGAGCCAAGATCCATGGCCTTGCAATCGACCAACCGCGTCAAGATTTCGAAGGTGCGGGAGACGAGCTTCGGCGTCACGCCGACCAATCTCGCCTTCAAGGCGATCCGCGAGACCTCATCGTCGCTGGCGGCCAATCCGAAAACGGTCACCACCTCTGAGATCCGCAGCGATCGCCAGGTGACCGACCTGATCCTGGTCGATCAGGATGCCGGGGGCGACGTCGGCGGCGAGGTCGCCTTCGGCGTGGCGGATGACGATATCGAGGAAGCGCTGCAGGGCACCTGGTCGACCAATCCAGCGATTGTGGTTGCGACCTTGGACACCGAGATCAGTGATCTCTCGGGCACCGTGGCAACCGTCGCCGCCGGCGGCGCGGCGTTCGTCGTGGGCATGCTGACCTTGCTGGCGGGGTTTCCGACTGTGGCCAACAACAAGCTCGCGCGCGTCAGCTCCTCGACGGGCACCACCATCACCTATCCGGCGGCGACCTTTACAGCGGAGACCGCGCCGATTCCGGTTGGCGCGGCCATCCGCACTGTCGGCTTCGAGGGCGTGAGCGGCGATCTTGCGGCCGTCACGGCGGGCGGCAATGGCCTAACGTCGACCACCTTGGATTTCACCACGTTCGGGCTCGCCGTCGGCCGCTGGATCAAGCTGGGCGACGGCGACAATGCCAGTCACAGCTTTGCGACGACGGCCTGCAACGGCTTCTGCCGGATCTCGGCGATATCAGCGCACAAGCTGTCCTTCGACGTGGTGCCGGCGGGATGGGTCGCGGACACCGGCGCCGCCGTCGCGGTGCGCGCCTTCATCGGCGATGCTGTTGTCAATGGCTCGAACCTGCGCACCTCGACGATCGAGCGTCAGTATCTCGACCATCAGCCGGTCGACTACGAATATTTCACAGGGCAGGCGCTCAACGTGCTGGCCATCGACGCCAAGCAGGCTGCAATCGCGACCTACACCAAGACTTACCTCGGCAAAACCGCCAGCATCACCTCGGCGCGCGCCGCGGGCGCAAGCGACGTTGCTGCGCCGACCTATGGCGTGCTCAACACGTCGTCGAATGTCGGCCGCATCGGCTTCAACGGATCTGCTATCACCGGGCCGAACTTCGTCATGTCGGCGTCGTTCAACATCAACAACAATCTGCGCGCCCAGAAGGCGATCGGTGCGCTGGGTGCGATCGGCGTCGGCAACGGCGAGTTCACAGTGACGGGCAAGCTGCAGACCTATTTCGGCGACGCCTCGGTCTACAACCAGATCCTGAACAACACGCTGACGTCCTTCGACATGCGGCTCGGCCGCAGCGACGGTAACCGCGAGACGCTGCTGTTCGATTTCCCGGCCATCAAGCTGTCGTCGGGCTCGCCGGCAGTCTCCGGCAAGAACCAGGACGTGATGATCGATGCCGGCTTCCAGGCCGTCATGCACGCCACGCTCGGTTATACGATGAGCGTGGGCAGGTTCTGGTACCTGCCCACCTCATAGAGTCACTGATCGACGCTTTGGGCAATCAGGCTTCCTAGAAAATGTGAGACTAGGAGGGCTGCCAGCATTACGTTGAGAACACCGATCGCAATCAGGCCGAACTGGACAAGTCGATTAATCATCGCATTCTCCCGATGGCAACCTTGGTTGGTCGTTACAGCTCACAACCGGATTTGCGCCCCTTGGTCTGCGATGCGCAGTGCGGCCCTCTCTTCCGAGAGCCGTATGTCTATGAAGTCGCGTTCAATGTCCGTGAGATGTGTGTCAAGCAGCCGCTCGTACCGCTTGATGTTGTTCCGGTGAGCTTGGCAAAGCGCGTACTCAACAATCGCCATCTTGAGCCATCCCGCTGTTCGTTTACTCGCACTGTTTGGGTGTGTTCTTCAGAGCCGAGCTAAGAGGGCCGTTTTCGGCGAAGATCAGATTGGCCGTCCGAGCTCACGATAGCATGCATGAGCTGACTACGCGCGTCTGCCCCGAAGGGAGCATAACCTCATGCGCAGCCGTGTTTAATTGTATTTTATCAAGCTCGGAGCAGCAAACGACAACTACTGCGAAATCCAGAGTGCTTAAGCTCGCTGAGCTACCGCATCCGTAAGCGCCTTGTCGCTCAGTGGGGCTGTCCGCGCAGCTTCCTGATCAGTTCGCGCAGGCTCTCCACGTAATCGGAGATGATCCGACGCCGCTCGTCGCTCCGGTTTGATGGCTGCTCGCCTTCCTTCGCGGCAGCCGGATTGTCGCGCGGCTCGCTCATGGCTCGTCAATCGTCAATACAGGCGTCATCCAGGCCTTGACATGGGTCAAGGGTTCCAAACGAGGCTCAAAATGAAACTCTCCGCCATCAAGGTCAATTCGGCGCTTGCCGAGCAGGGCAGCTGGGTCGACAGCATTCCGGATCTGCCGGGCATCCGCATCAAGGCGCGCGGCGCCAACAATTCGGATTATCGCGTGCTCGAGGCCAAGCTGGTCCGTGAGATCCCGCGGGCTGATCGCCTGGAAGGCCTGAAGCCGGCCGACCAGGACCGCATCATGGGCACGCTGCTGCTCGAGACCGTGGTGATCGACGTCGAGGGTCTCACCGAAGACGACGGCAAGACGCCAGTCACGTACACTCGCGAGCTGGGGCAGCAGCTATTGCTCGATCAGGACTATCGGGTGTTCCGCGCCGGGGCGGCCTATGCCGGCGCCATCGTCATGGACCGCCGTGAGGCCGACCAGGGGATCGAGACAAAAAACTAACCGACGTCCTGATCTGGCAGCTGGATTGGGGCGACAAGATCGACGGCATCGTCGCCGCGGCCACGACCGCCGGCATTCCCCTGGCGACCTTGCCGTGCGTTGCAGACCGGGCCGATCTGCCGTCCCATCTCAGTTTCGAGTCGCTCGCGTTTCGCGAGCTTTCGACCGATCGCCCGGCGGCCTTCGATCGCGGTGCCATCCCCTGGCGCTCGATCGACGCCTATGCCGCGCGCTACGGCC